GCGGAAACCGAATTAACACTAGTCGGTTGCTTCTGGCGGCATAATGATTATCTGGTAACAGCTAAACATGTGGCTAATGTCATTTCGAATGGGTTAGCGGATGTATATCTCGTCGGTAACGAAGTTACGCGGCGTGGATCCACCCTACTAAATTTGAAAAATGTTCAGACGGTTGAAAAAGAATTGTTCGACCTGGATAGAAATTTGTTTACCTGTGATACCTTAGATGTCTTTGTCATGGGTCTGCCTTCATCACTATGGGCTAAGTTGAGAATCAACAAAGCTAGTGTGAAGAAGCCGAGCTTATGGGGACAGACAGTTAACACTGTTGGATTCGTTAATGGAGTAATGATGTCAGGTGGTGGTAAGACCGAGAAGAATAAACATTCTTTTCTCGAGCTGCACCATACAGCATCTACCAATAAGGGGTTCTCGGGGTCACCAGTATTTAGCGGGTCGAGTGTAGTTGGTATGCACATTGCTGGCCAGCCTCAACATAATATTGCAGTGAGAATTGAGGCAATCCTAAACTTCTTACCGGTTAGCGAAAGCAACAATCCTGATGAGCGTGAATATCAGGATGGTTACAAACGTGCTGGTGAGACTTTAGATATTATCAATGAACATGATGTTTATATAGGCCGCAATAGTCGTGGTGGTGTCTATCTTCTATCAGAAGAAGAGTTAGTCGCACGTGGGTACGACATAACAGACAAGGTTAAATCCAACGATTTGGTTAATTACCGATCGAAAGGAGGACGCAATTGGGGAGATTACGATGACGATGAGGATGACAATTATGTTATTCATAGTCGTAGGCGTAACGAAAATGCGTCAGAACCCGTATCAACTATAACTTTTGGTGACGTCATCGTCAAGCGCCACTATGTGCGCGCTGAAAACGAGACACCAGTGCGTTGTGGGCGCGTTCCAGCGCCCAACACTGAAGTCACCAAATATCTTGAAGATAAGAACGAGGAGATAGTCTCGTTGGGTTATGTCAAGGGTGAATACGAATGGCCTGACATAAACCCAACGACCGAGCAGGTTAGTCTAGAAAAACACTTAGAGCTATTTGGTGAACGTAATCTTAAATGTATTGAACCACTAAAGGACTCTGAGAAGTCTAGATTAGTTCATTTGCTCGCGAGCAAGATGGAACATAATAGATATGAACCACGAGTTGGCTATAAAACGCCAGAGAACATTAGACGGATTATTAATTCAAATCTCGTCAATGAGAAGAAGAGCGCAGGATCACCATATCAAGGTGAGGGAATGCCGACCAACGGTGATGTGCTTCGTCAGCTAGGCGAACAAGGCTTAGTTGAACGAGTACTGAAGGATTGGAATTCGGATTATAACCTGAAACAATTCCTGAAGGCAGAAGCCAACAAGAGAAAGAAAATCTTAAAGGGCATGCCGCGCAACGTCTCTGGGTTTCCGAGTCACAAAATGATAAAGAATCAGGCGTTGTTCCGCGAAATGTTGGAAACAGCAGTGGAGAACTGGCAGAGGTCACCAATTAAATATGCATTTGCCCCCGGCAAACCAGGTCATTGTGAGAAATTACGAGAGAAGTATCTGGGTCGCAGGGTATACGAGTGCGATAAAAGCAATTGGGATTATAATATGTTCGGTTTCTTCTTTGATATAGCAGCTGGGGTGATCAAAAATCTCGCCTGTCAACCACACGATATGAGTGATGATGAATGGGACGAGTATTTAAGGGACATTGCTTTTGCAATCGAGGAAGTGAAGAGCGGAGGGAAGTATTGTTGTACTAACGGCAACACTTTCCGATCCAACTACAAAGGGTGCATGAAAAGTGGCTGGTTGTTGACGATTTTCGTCAACTCAGTGTCACAATTAGCACTCGATGTTTTGATAAAGATGCGTATGGGTTTTTCTGATGAAGAAATCCAGAGTCCCGAGTATGAGATAGATGCTGGAGGTGATGACACACTCCAGACGTTCCCAGACGGGTTTGATAGACTTGATGAGTACAAGTCCATAGCATCAAAGTTGGGTTTTGAACTTGAGTTTAAGATTCATGACAGTTTTGACGGTTGTGAATACTTCAGCACCGAGTTTACGGTGCAGAAGAATGGAATGGTTATTTATAAACCTGTTAGATTCACAAAGCACATTGAAAAAATGATGCGAGTCAAGCAGGATGATCTATCCATGGCTTTAAGTTCTGCTATGATTAACTACTGTTGGGATGACAAGAAGTTTGCCTTCTTTAGGAGAATGTATATGTTCTTCAGGAAGGCTAACCCATCATCATTTCCAATGAATTTGATGTGGGATCGTGAGTATTTACGGTACAAGAGTAAGGGTTATGAGAGTGCTGATACTAACGAGTGTGAATTCGAATATCTTGATGAAACCTTAGATAGGTATCTCAATGATGAGTGAAGATCACCAAATCTTGATTTATGTGTTGTAGTGTTAATGCATTTGTATAAGGAGGTGGTTGGCGTAAAGATGGGCGATTATTTTGATGCAATCCCGAATTACACTGGTCCTTGGATTTCAAACGGGAAATTCCAAGAGAGTGTTGAATTTGGGGATAAAGCACCGAAAGACGCCCTTGATGCGCTTAGCCGCTTACATGATAGTGCATATAAGAAATGGAATGATAGACTACATAGAACAGTGGCTGACTCAATGTATAATGAGCAGGCCATGATGTTGGCAGGAGTGTTTCCTGAGTTAGCGAGGGACTTGGTTCTTTATGGTAACCATGCGTCGCGATCTTGGGACAAACTGTCAACTCGTGTTAGTCAATTAGGTCCATTAGGCATTTTAGTGGGAGGAATTGAAAACATGTACGATCTTAATGATTTAGTCATGAATGGCTCCGAGGTTGAAAAAGAGATCATAGCTTATTACGCTACTGATCCCTTCCCGGAGTTTCAATTAGGTCGGAGTAAAAAGATGGGAAATACAGATACGAAGTACGCCTCTGATTGGGATCCGGTCACTGGAAAGTGGCTTGACCCGAAACGAGAAGGTGGCTCGAAGTATGACCCAGGAAAGGAGAAAAAGAAACCTCCAATTGATCCATATGTTGGTGGTTCAGTTCTGGATGACGTGACCGTAGGCGGGGCAACCGGGACCTACACACAGTCATCAGAAGCTGATGGCCAATCTACGGAATCTTATAATCCGCAACCAGGCGTTAATGCCTACAATTCTTTTAACGAGAATGTCGTTAATCGGAAACCACGAAATGATTCTAAGTATAAGTATCAAATCGGGTTCCGACCTTTCGGGGATATTGGACGGGGGCGACCCGTCTATTATCATCCTGAAAGTGGGAAATTTACGCAAATAAAAAGACAAAGACGCAAGAATAAAATCTACGCCTTTGAATAAAGGAGGAGGTTGGTGTAAAATAAATCAATAAAAACGAATTTGCTAGGATGCCTAAAGCCAAGACTCAAAGTAAAGTTCGTATGCAAAGAAGAACACAAAACCGAAACCGGGGTGGTTTATCTAGCCGTAGTAATCCGACGTTTGGAGCTGTTAGTACTATTAGTACTGCTCCAGTGGCTATCGGTAATTCTATGCGTGGTGCTGCTCCGGTAGTTTTACGTACAAGTAATGACTCAGTGCGTTTAATTGGTCGTGATTTCGCACAAACAGCCTACAATAGTGGGACAGCTACTAACTGGTTACCAGTCGCTGGCTTTCCATTAACTCCGAATTGCTTTGTCTCTTCGGTGTTGAGAAACTATTGCCAAATGTACAATAAATTCAAGTTTAATAAGCTTAGATTACATTATATCACATCCAGCCCAACAAGCTCATCCGGCGATGTGCTGTTCCAAGTGAACGCTAATCGGACCGATCCATTGCCAAACTGGACAGGTGCTAATTTTCTACCCTATGCTTTATCGAAGCCTGAGACTATTATTGGACCTCAATGGACTAATCACACTATGGAGATTACGCCCAAAGGCCCAGCTCGTACGTTGGATCTTGGTCAAAACATTGACACAGATTATCAGGCACAAGGAGAAGTTTTCTTGTATTCTAAGACTTCTTCAACAGATTCACCAGGCTATCTAATGATAGACTATGATATCTCCTTCTTTGAGCAGTCAATCAACCCTAAACAGGGCTTGCTGCCAAACCCGTTGTTGTTATTACAACCGATTCAGTTAGTCTGGACCACGTTAGCACTAACCGCAAACACCACCCAACCCGTACCAACTATTGGAACGCGTGGTCCTGGTGGGACTGCGATAGCAGCTATAACGTCGAGTGCCAGCTTCAGAGCCGGTGACATTTACAAATTTACTGTTGACCTTACTAACACTAATATGACAGCCTATACTGTCTCAGCGGGTTCCGTTCCGACAGCGGCAACGCTGTTAAATGAGCAAGTTAATTCTGTTAACACAGCGTTAACTCTCACGGACGGGTACACTATATACATAACAATTTATAGTAGTACAAGTATGACTTTCCATCCTACATTTGCTCAGGC